ATTAACTGCTGCAATAACAAAAACATTTCGTCCATTTAATCCAGTGCTAACAGCAAGAGTAGCATTTGCTCCAGATGGTGTAGCAGTAGCAGCAACAACAGCACCACCTGCAGTTGCATCAGTATCAATAACAGTATAATTATCTTGGTCAGCTGCAGAAGCAAATGTACCAGAACTTAATGGTCCAATTGAAATTGACCCAGCAGAAACGCTACTGGTAAATGTTTGATATACAGTGTATACTGTATCGGTTATACTGTCAATTGCATAGTATGGAAATGGGAATAATAAAGAAGTATTTTCTGGCTCATATAACTGAGTTTCAACTCTATCAATAGTCACACCAGAAACTGTAATAGCAGTGTCAACAGTAATTTCTTGTTGTCCTACAATTGTTGCCACTCTTCTTAGAGCAGTACCCAACATAATATAATCACCAACTTTAAGATCTGTTTGGAAAGAAGTATTATTACCTTTAATAGTAGTTGAACTTGTTGGACTAGCAATACTACCAGAGAATGCAGAACCGATTAAACGAACCAATGTTCCAGATCCAACCGCAGTTGTTGACTCAATATCAGCAGTGAAGTTTAAGTTAGAATCTGCACTAGATCCAACATGATAGACTGATTTAACATCTCTATTAAAATCATATCCAGATGTCATCTGAACATCAAATAAACCTAATTTGTAAATAGCAGTTTGTGCTCCAATTGTTCCGTTGTGGTATTCCATAAAACGAACACGAGCAGTACCAACTGCAGTACCACCAGAAGGTATAGTTCCAACTGAAGCAGTAACTCTATTATAAAGAGTGACTTGTTTTAGTGTGCTTAGTCCTGGAGCACCATTCACATTGGTTACTAAAACATAATTACCCACAGTGGTTGGAATAACTGCATTATCAACTGAGACAGTGCTTCGAGATTTTTGAACTGTTACATATTCAGTAGAAGGTTTTTCAATTTCATAACCTTGGACATATGCCTTTCCTGGCTCTAAACCGATAGCCAGTTTGGCTTCGTTGGCTTGTTGGGTGACAAGGTTTTCTGAAGTTCCTGGAGTATAGATACCACGATTGTAGTATGGAGTTTCATTATACTCCCATTGAATGCCTGAAGTACCAACACCACTAACAGATCCGTCATATACAAGACCAGAAGTATGAGTTGGTGGAGTGCTACTAGAAGATGTTCCATTATTTTTAGCAACATATGTATAACCACTATTGGTTACAACATCGCCATTTAAATAAACACGACCTGTTACCCATGCACCACGATTGTTGTTTCTATATTCACGAACATCAATTTCAAAATTCTTAACTGTATAGTTACCAGACTCATCATATGTTCTATGAGCAAATTCTTTTTCAATATATGAGTATTGAGTTTTATCAACTATAGTTTGAGTCTGTCCAGTATCAGTACGGATTAACTCAATAAAGTCGGTATCGCTTTCACTAGTGAGTGAAAGTTTAGTTAGTACTGCATCAATGTAGTAACGATGAGCACCTGGAGCTGCATAGTTAAATGAATTTTGTGCATTATCAAATAAAGTTCCATCTTCTTCAGCAGTAATAACAGACTCAGATGTAACTAAACCAATTCTGTAAGATGGAGTATTTGTAAATTTATCAAGGATAATTTTTTGTTCTGGAACAAAAACAAAATGTCCTTTAATGTAATAAACACCCTGTTGAATCGTTGCCAGAGAACCTGTGCCAGTTGAAGAAGAAGTAGCAGCTTGCACAGTATAAGTTCCTGCAGTTACAACTTCACCAGCATCATTTGTTCCATCAAAATTTGTTAAAATATCTGAATTTGAAAATGTTTTAGAAGTAGTAGAGTCACCAGAATTTAAATAACGAACATATAATGCAGCAGCATCAGAACCAGAAGATTTAGTATAATGAATAACTTGTGCTTGAACTCCAGTAGCATTTTCAATAATCAATCCAGGAAATTTAGATACTATAGTATCAGCAAGACGACCACCATATGTAGATTCTAGTTTTACATATCCAATTTTAGTGTCAATACCAACATTACCTGGAATAACCATTGAGCCTTCTTTGAACACATGGTTACCAAATCGAGAAATTTGATTCTGCAGAATAGTCTGCATTTGAGTTAGTTCTCGTGCTTGGACAGCATATCCTGGGCGATAAAGAATTTTTAAAAATCTTTTAGATTCGTTGAAATCGTCGTAATACGGTTCGGTGTTAAAATCAATAGCCATTCGTAGGTTTCTCTTTAGTTGGTTCTAATCTATTTATGTTAGAATCTGATAACTGTTCTTAAAGTAACTGTTTCATCAGCTGAAGGTGTAAATCCAGCTTTGTTATCAATAAACATTAACTGACCAGAATATTTATCTATGGTTGGATTACCCACTGATGACACAGTGAAAATATATCCATCTACATTTGAAAAAGTATCATTAATTAAAGGTGTATCATTGTCTAATGATTGTAACAATGCACTGGAAGCAGAAGCAGCTACTACACGATATCTTCTGTCAAAGTCATCTCCATTAATAGTTCTGGTCACTGTCACATCAGTATCTTTTGGAAATTGAGTAGTATTAATTGCAGCTTGTACAATAAAACATCCAGAACCAATAGTTCCTTGAAATCTTTGATCAGAGTTATATTGATTTGGATTTTTAATAATACCCAACTGACGATAATCGTTATTTACAGAAACACCTTGATTCAAGTCTGTTGACACATTACTATAAAACATTAGTGTTTGAGCAAATAATTCATTTGGGGCATTTTTACCATGACCACCAAAAGGAGCCATAACTGCTCTAAGGTTAGCACCGTAACCATTACCTGTAATAATAACATTAGCAAAAGTATAATTTTGTCCTGGATTTGTTATATTAATTTTAGTAATTTTTCCCGATGCTGTATCAATTGTAGCTGTTGCTGCAGCACCAGTTCCATCACCTTGTATTTCAATAACTGCTACGCCATAACCATATCCACCAGAAATAATTTTAATTGCATTAATAGTTCCAGGTGAAGTTAAAATTTCGTTGTTTGCCTGTAAAGATTGAATTGTTCCAATATTAAGGTCTGCTTTTAATTCAGCATTATCCCCATCGCCTGACACTGTAATAGTAGCTGTTGAATAACCAACTCCTGGATTTTCAACAATAACAGCAACGATTTGCCCAGCATCTAAAACTGGAAGTAATTTTGCCTCAGATTTTGCTGTCAAGAAAGATAATTCTGCAGATGCAGTTCCTGCTCTTGATGCATCAGTAATAGTAATTGTTGGTGCAGCACTATACCCTGATCCATATCTACGAACAACTTCGCCAGTAGCTGGAACACCAGCATATAATAATGTAGCAGTGCCATTAGAAGCAGATCCAGAAGTATGAGTTGGTGCAGTAGAAGCGTGAGTAGTTCCAGCACCTGTCACTGTGTATAATCTTCCAGAATAAAAATATTGCTGCCCCACCAAAACTGCAGTAGCAGCAGTCCATTGTGTTCCAAATACTACAGTAGGATCACTTGTATAATTATCACCTTGATTTGACACTGTGCAGTATATGACTGAACCACCACCCATTTTAGCAGAGGCAACAGCACCCGATCCACCACCACCCGAAAATGTGATTGCTGGTGCAGTTGTATAACCCGAACCTGCGTTTAATATATTAATTTCTCTAACACCACCAAGTAATGTTATGCTTGAAATAGATTTTGTAGTTGCAGTTCCTGTTCCAGTTCCCGCACCAGTTGCAGTAAAAGTAGCACCAACTGCAGGTTGTCCTGTTATTGTTGTAGAAGAAACTGTTTGAGAAGCACTAACCGTATAATTACCAATTCCACCAGAACCTGTACCAAGAGCAGTGATATAAGTTCCAGCAGTGATACCAGTACCAGTAATACGAGTACCAACAGCTAGCGTTCCAGAAGTAACTGCTGTAACAGTTAATGTTGTTGATGAAATTGAACCTGTCACAACTGCTGATGCAGTGCCACCAATTGTTACAAAATTAGTAGTTCCAAGAGAAGCAATTGTATATTTTACACCAGTAGTAAATGAACCTGCTGTAACTGTAGTGTTTGATGTATTTACTGTTCCCTTAACTCTAGTGCCAAGATACTTTAATGCAGCAGTATTATTTTGTACAGTACCTTG